CCTGTAACTGATTGAGGTCCTGATGTCCATGTTTGAACAGTTCCAGAAACAGCTTGAGGGGCAGATGTCCAAATCTGTGTTGCTCCAATTGAAACTGGAAGAGATCCTGTGACAGTAATCCAAAGTGGTTGAATTGCAGAGTTTGCAACCTGAAGACCAATAGATCCAGTGGTTGTTATGTTAACTCCTCCTGGGAATGAAACAGGAAGAGTTCCTGATGTAGTTATGTAAACAGCGCCACTGATATCAGTTTGGATCGCCTTTACGAGAGAGGCTGAAATACCAATAGAAGATCCAGTGAGATAGACTCCGCCAATTACGACTGGGGATCCTATAAAAGTCGATCCCGTTAATTGAGATCCTGAAACAGCTTGAACAGCCGGAAAATTGTTTATACCAACGGTACCTGAAATCGCTTGTATTCCAAGATTATATGTGTTAAGAGTTCCTGTCACACCAACAGGTGCAGCTGACCAAACCTGTATAGTACCGGAAACAGCTTGTGGTACAGACGTCCACGTTTGAATAGTACCTGAAACAGCACGTACACCAAGATCGTAAGTGTTGACAATACCAACTGAAACAGCAAGAGATCCCGTTGAAGTAACAAATATTTGGTTGGTGATTCCAACCGATCCTGTTACACCGACCGATCCTGTTACCAATAATCCAACAGAACCAGTAGTCGTAACATTAACACCTCCTGGGAACGAAACAGGAAGAGTTCCTGACGTAGTAATGTAAACAGCACCTGAAATATCAGTTTGAATAGCTCTTATGAGAGATGCTGAAACTCCGATTGATGAACCTGTAAGATAAACTCCACCGATCACAACAGGAAGTCCACCAAATGTTGATCCTGTAATTTGAGATCCTGAAACCTGAACAACTCCCTGTATATTCAAAGGAGAAGAAACTGGGAAAGTAACCGCTATTGATCCTGTTGAAGTGATCCATAATGGCTGAATTGCAGAGTTTGCAATGTGCAATCCAGTAGATCCAGTAACAGTTACACTGACACCTCCTGGGAATGAAACAGGAAGAGTTCCTGACGTAGTAATATAAACTGCACCTGAAATATCAGTCTGAATAGCTTTCACTATTGAAGCTGAAACTCCGATTGATGAACCTGTAAGATAAACTCCACCGATCACAACAGGAAGTCCACCAAATGTTGATCCTGTAACTTGAGATCCTGAAACCTGAATAACTCCCTGTACGTTAAGAGGGGTTGAAACTGGGAAAGTAACCGCTATTGATCCTGTTGAAGTTATCCACAATGGTTGAATTGCAGAGTTTGCAATCTGAAGACCAATAGATCCAGTGGTTGTTATGTTAACTCCTCCCGGGAACGAAACAGGAAGAGTTCCTGAGGTTGTTATATAAACAGCGCCACTGATATCTGTCTGAATAGCTTTTATAATTGATGCAGATACACCTATAGAAGATCCAGTCAGAAACACACCACCTATAACAACTGGAGATCCTGTATAAGTCGATCCCGTTAATTGTGATCCTGAAACAGCTTGAACTGCTGGGAAGTTGTTTACACCAATTGTTCCTGAGATTGCCTGTGTTCCTGTATCATAGGTTTTGATCGTTCCAGAAACACCAACCGGGCTGGCTTGCCAAACCTGTACAGTTCCAACAGAAACAGCGAGAGATCCAGTCGATGTAATTGTTACTTGATTCGTGATCCCGATTGAACCTGTAACAGTTTGAATGAGTGGAAAATTAGTAATCCCTACTGATCCTGTTATTCCAACCGATCCTGTAACGTTAAGAGTTGTTGAAGGTGGAAATGAAACCGGTAAAGAACCAGTTGTTGTTATGAAAATTTGATTTAGAACAGCAACTGAACCCGTTATTGTTTGAACGATTGGAAAATTTGTTATTCCTACTGATCCTGTTACTCCAACTGAACCCGTCACAGTCATTGTTGATGGAAATGTTATTCCATTAACGCCTACAGATCCGGTGATAAGTAATGAATCATTAACGAATCTTGCATAATGTACAGAACCAGTTTCATCAACACCAGCCATCACTATACCAAGACTACCAGTCGGTGCTTGCACCGACGCAGTAACTGCCATAGGATTACCAGCAACGTCAAAAAGGATTACTGCAGGACTGTCACTCATGTGATTGTTCTCGTTCTAGATGTTTCGAATACGCCAGAGTAAGTAATGGCGTCGGTCGCTGTAGCCAATACTGTAATGCCATTTGAGTCATACACTTTCCATTGTATTGTCATTGGTGTTTTATTTGAATTACGAACAACGTTTTTTTCAACTATTTTTTTCGTACGAGAAGCATCTGTATACCAAATACTAGCAGTGCTAAATGGAATTGGACCGGTATCATTAACTGCTCCCGGTGGGAATGCTTCATAAGGACCATCACCATCAGAAAGATGTATTAATTGTCTTAGTGCAGCATGAGATTGTGATGTAAATGGTTGAGTTTCACTAATGACCAAACTGCCACTAGGACCATTATCTGTAACAGTAATCCCTGATGAACCAGTAATATATCTACTATTTGGTAACGAACCAGTAAGATTAACTAACACATATGAAGCAGCAGCATCTGCGCCAGCATTTGTTGCTTGAGCTGCTTGCCAAAACATATTTGTATTATCTCTTCGATATAAAGCGTTATCTGAAGAGTTCCAAAAAATTTCGCCAGCGGTTCCTGACGCCGGCAGTGATGAACCAGATGCAATGATTAGCACACCACCTAATGCACGATCAAATTCCCAAATACCAGTAATCGTCTTATTTGACGAATCATCAATGATAACTTGTACAACGTGTAATGCAGACATTAAAACACCTGTGCTGTTCTATTAATAAGTGTTATTCTGCGGCGGGAATCATATGTTGGTTCTTCCGTAATCTGATACGACAACGTACCTGTAACATATAAACTAGCTGTAACGTTACTCATCAATCTATTAAACCCATAATGAACAACATAATCTTGCAACAATATTGTTTTTGAATTATCAGTAAATAGCGCCAAGTAAGTAATTCCGATAGTATTATATGATGCGCTAGTAAAACCTAAAGGTGGATCATGAGTAAACGTATTTAACGCCTCATGTGTAGGAACATCTATTCCTAAGCCTTTTATTCTTCCTTCTTCGTTAAAAAAGAAACCGCTTCCGGAAATAGTTCCAGAAGCATATATCATCTCACCAGAATTTAATGGTAAATTTGAACCAGATTCAAAGATAATTGCTTCTTCAAATCTAGTACCTGGAAACTGATCGATCGTCGTTGCCATCTTATGACATAAGTATCAAACATTAGACGGAGGCAAACATCAATAAATTGTCATCGATATATTTGATCCGCTCTTTAATTTAAATGCAAATTTAAGATCACCCGTTAAAGTAGAAATTCCGGGATATACGTCGTTAGGATTTGACACTGATGTTCCTGGATTTAACAAAACACCATTCAAATGTATTTCAACTTGTTGTTGAAAATTTTTGCTTGAATAATCACCAAGAGCAGCATCCAAATATGTTGGAAACGTTACATTTGCACCAATAGGAACACTTGATTTAACTCCAGTGATAAACCTTGTTCTTGTAATAACAGAACCAGTTGCTACTGAAGCTCCTGACTCAGGAACATCAAGAAAGATTGTATTACTTAGATATGCATCTTCAGGAACATCAGCAATTGTTGTTCTACTAATATAACTGTATTGAACTGTACGGCCTCCAACATTTATTGTTTGTACAGGATGAAGTGATGAAGTACCATTAAAAATCGTTTCTTCAACAAATGAAATCTGCGTTTTTTGTGTTGAATCATTAAAAGCATCACCTGTCAAAGATCCAGATTGTATTTGTAATAATCCATACACATCACGACCATTTGTACCAGTCAAGTGTAGACCAGTCCATGCATCTCTCACAACAACAAGATTTTTTGGTGTTAAAACAGATGATCCTGACAATAAGGCCATAGAATGTGAACCATACACACCTTCAGAACCTGATAACAAAGCAACAAGACTACCTGTAGCAGTTGACTCAACCAACAATGGATGACTAACAACTGCATAATTTACAGGAGTAGTTCCAAGTGAAACACTCAATAGTGCTATATTTGAACCAGTCGCAATATTGATTAGGTTTAAATTTTGACGTCGAAATAATAAACGTTTTTGTTCAATTGTAGTCGACGTTGCAATTATGGTAAAATTGCCGCCGGGACCTGCATCAACAAAGGAAACACCTGCGCCTGCAGTTAATTTTCTTGAACCAGATGGAACTGCACCTGCTGTACCAGAAATTACTACCCAAGGAGTTGTGTTGACATATGAATCAAGATCAACATGTGTTACTTGTCCAGAATTGTCAAGTTCACCATGGTCAGTTACTACTCTATTGGCTGTCATCTAACGCTTTCATCCGTCGGTAAAATATACAGCCTCTAGAAAACTTTGTCTTAATTCAATTGTTCTTTAATCATGAGCCTGAGATCTCTTAACGTTATTATGTTAATTGTCTCATCAATATTATCATCAACATCATTGATGATATCTTGTGTTTCATCTTTATTATCATCGCTATTTGCCATCATACGGCGCCCACCAGATGCGGCACGAAAACCAAAAACAGTTTCTTCAGTTGCCTTAATTTTGGGTCTACGAAATTTTCTCGTTGTCATTTGTGGGCCACAGATAACTATCTTGCATCATCAAACAACAACCAGGTTATGGAATTATGGCGCGGGCCTCGAAGTGCATCCCGTCAGAACGACCTTGAAAATGCCCGCCCCAACTGAATCCATGATCATATGCACTCATAACCAATTCTCTTATGGATCCTTTTTGGCCCTTGAGTGCGGGTTGTACACCTAACATATTCCATTGCACATTTATGTCAAATGCGGTACCCCATGCATGATTAGAGAGATACGTTCTAGATCCTCTAACGAACCGTGGGACCCAAGAACCACCAAATGTCAGAATGAGAGGCATGAGTCCCGCAGCTTCCCAAGCAGCAAACATTGAAACAACTTGTGGAGCGATCAACTTGTGACAAGCCATGTTATCACCAGGTGGCCGGCCAATCACGTTGAACTTTGAAAACTGTGGAACGTGTACATTGACGATGTTGTTCGCAGGCCAGTTGTCTGTGATCGTGATTGCTTCTGGGTTGCTAGCTGTCGGGGCAGCAACGTACGCAAATTGACCAAATAGCTTCAGGCGTTCCATAAAATTGAGACCAGGACCTGGAGAAGGTGGCCAGTTTGGACCACTCTCGTCTGTACGATCGTCTGACAACGGATTAAACCCTAGACCAAAAGCTTTACCCAAAGTCCCAGGTCCCACAACGCCATCTACGTCATTTCCCAAGTACCCGACACTCGACTGGAACTGTTTCGTTGCTTCTTTAGTTTCTTGTGAAAACGTTCCATCGGCAACGATTGTGTTATGTGGATTTGTTCCTAATAAGAAGTGTTGCCACGCTTTTACATCATCACCAGATAATCCAAGATATAATGTTCGCATAATTTATTCTTTCAATTACTATCCTGCCGCTGAAGCAAGAAGCATTCTACATGCATTAACAAAAAGAACGTAGTCTTCTTCATGTGTTGTTGTCGTTTTCAACGTTAGACACATCCGAATCACTTTTTGCAATTCTTTTGGCATTGAATCGTAATTAACATATCTAACTTGATCAAATTCATTAATATCAATTTGCTCAAATGGAATATCCTGTACGTCTGAACGTGGGATTGCAAATATGATTTCTTCAGGAATATCTTCTGCTCTACATGCTTTTGTAACAGACATCACTGAATGCAATTTTTCTATATTAACAGTTGTTATTGGTTCAGTTCCTTCAAAAATATTTGATAAGTCTACAGGAATAGGATCTTTACATTTTTTTCTATTGCCGTGTATCATACCACCAACATTTTTGATACGATTTGCTGCCTCAATAGGTGTCAATCCATTAACGGGAACAAACAATAAGTTATTGTTGCTTTCACGAGTAATTGCATTTTCTAAAATTGCACCGGCAACTCCCCGTGGTCTACCCATAGGTTTATCAAATGCTTGCTTTGTTAACGCAATGTCAAGCTTTATATCTTCTTTTTTATTCATACGTTTTTTGTTAATACTATAGGTTCACCTTGAATAGGTTTTGATTTAATCCATTTAGGATTGTGTTCCAACCATTCATCAACTGCCGGTTTCACACCATGTTTTTCTGTATCTTTTTTAGAAGAAACATGTTGATTTAATTCATAACCTGCTCTATCTGCATACCATAAATCTTTATTTTCCCAACGACCATCATAATCATCTATAATGACAATTCCTCCATCATTCATCAATTCATTAATATAATTTAATTCATTAGAAACGGTATAATAATTGTGATCTCCGTCAAGTAACAATACGTCGAATTTAAATCCTTGTTCTATCATCTTTGGTAATGAAATTAAACTATTTTGTTCTATCAAGTATACTTGTTGTGTTGGTCGTAGATCTGTATAGTTCAACATTAATTGAACCTGTTCTTGCACCATTACGTCTATTCCAACGGCCAAAAACTCCGCTTTACATCTTGTAAGAAAGTTCACAAGCGTTAAAAACGTTACACCACGATCAACACCAACTTCTAAAATTGAAGGTGCTGTCGCATGATCAAATAAAAACTTTTTTATAAGTGGGATATATCCGTGGTATGCCATTTCTACCTCCCTGATAACAACACTTGAATTGCAAGTTTTACTCGTTCTTGCATTTCAGTTGGAAGAGCCGACAACAATACATACGTTTCTATCTTTGTAATCCCTTGTTGAACACCTCCAACAACACTGTCAACATTTGGTGTAGTTCCAATACGAAGCGTTAATGGTGAAGGACCAATACGAGTATTGATCAAAGGCTGGTATAAATCGATTCTTTGAGGCGTCATCATTATCCCTTCAAGATACTTGAGTTTTCGTTAAGCATAGAAACTGTATTCGTAAAACGAGCTCGTAGGTTATTAAGTTCTTCTTCCAAACTTGAAGAATCTAAACCATTAGATTTAGCTGATGTAATCGCGTCTTCTATCTTCTTGATCTGCTCAATTAAAAGTTCTGTTGTTGCTGACATGTCATTAATCTACATCATCCACATACAATGGATAAAAATTATCCAATCCAAGATTTTTTTACGATGCTATTGACAACATCGACGTTGATCCTTTTTTCATTTTTTTCTTTTGTATTAGGCTCTGCGATCCCATCTATACTTGCTACTCTTAACACATAACCTAATGATCTTGTTTTAACAAAGACATGTGATAACAATAATCCACACAATTTATTTAGATCTTTTGAGAAAAGACAACTTTTGTGGATTTTGTTATATTTTAAATAATTTGTTGGTGCAATACGCCGGTCCAATTGTAACATAATCTCATTCATTTTTTATTCTTGTTTTGTCTTTGGCGACTCACATGTGATCTTCGAGGATACACAACAGTTGAAAAATCTTCTTGCAATATTTCTTCTTTCAGAGAATCTGGATCTGTATCTCGTTCTTCAGTCTTTGACTCTAATATGAGTTTATCTATTTTTTGTTGTTCTGATTTCATCCAGTTGGCTATTTGATCAGAACCATTATTTTTAAGTGCAGACAACAGATAAAAACGAACACGATCATACACATTTGAAAGAATAACTCGATCATCTTTCATAGATTCAAATTTAGTGCTTACAAGCAATAAGTTATGTAAAGCCAATAGTTCTTTTGCGCTAAAATTAAAGTTCATAATTCACAATTTCTATTAAATCGTTTACTGGTAGTAGTTTTGTCCATTCCTTTGGAAATTTTCCAACTACGAATGTATGCCATTTTACTCCAGTATCAATTTCACCAGTATCAATTTCACATAATGAAATTTGAGTTCCATTACGTTTAATATAACGGATTGGTCCAAGAACAAATGCCGCATTTGGATCATTCGCAATACTCACAAACAACATGACTTCACTTTTAACAGGGTCCTGATGGTGACCAAATCTTAATCTTAGATTCATTCCAAAATTTGCTGATGAACATTTTAAGGTTGTTGCATGACATTTTGTAAGTGCTCGGAGACTTTTTGTTTGGACATAATTTGTGACTTGATTTTCATCATCAATCTTTTGATCTTGCTCGTCACATTCCTCTTCGTCCTCTTCTTCTGAATCCTCTTCTGCCTTTCCATACTCATTGGTTTTTTCATTGTTTTCCTCAGATAAGATAAAATCTTCAACTTCATCACGTAGTTCAAGAACGTTTACGTCTATGCGCTCGGTAATTGCTTCATAATGAGATAAGATGGCAAATAAATCAAGCGCTTGTTTTTTTGTAAATTTCATAATTACTTTCTTTTAAATTGACAAAACCGAGCGCTCTGGCCCGGTTTTATCTTATTCACTTTTTGAGCAAGTGAAACTTTTGTTCACGCTTTACGTGACTTGCCGGTTGCACCATAGTGCTTACGAATAAGCCTATACAGGCTGCGAACCTCATGACCGTTCAATCGAATGTCACCTGCCGCGCCGGGAAAATCGATGAACAACTTCGTGTTGTTACTTCGCTTGTCAGTGCTCATTGCCATTAGTACCGCACCTTCATCACGACGCTGGGTCTCTGTTCGGGACTTACCCGTACGATCAATGCGGTTAACGATGATTGCGTTCTTGTTTGAATCTCTATAGTTTCTCATTATCTTTTTCCTTTTATTAGACACGGTCTGTGTCAGATAATAGACTGTACTCTCGATGTGCCAGAGTGTACAACAGCATGAGATTATTCTTTTGTGGGTGCTTATAAGCCTTAGAACACCATTCAAAAATTATTCTGTGGGCGGCGGGTGTCAGCCAAAACTGCCACCAAAGTTATCTGTATATCTATTAACAAAGTAATTGTATGCAGCATTATCAAGAACATCGTTAATTGTTGACTCATCATATCCCATTCTTTTTTGAAGAAGATCAATAAGATCTTCATGTCGAGCCATAAGTTCACCGGCCTCTGGTGTTCTATTAATTTCATATGAATAGTTTAAAGGATTCTCTCCTTTTCCTGGATAAACTGCAGCATCATCTGATTTTTCAGGCGTTTCTGGATGTTCATAATCATCTAGTTTGTAATGCTTCACGTCAACACGTTTTTGATAGCGAGCCCAAATTTTCTTTGCTAAGTCTGAAACTGAGTTCCTATCTGGAATCAAACCACCCTCCATTCCCATAACAATATCATATAAAAAGGGACCGTAACCTTTAACGGCGGCAGTCATCTTTATCTCTGCTGCACCATTTGAAGGATGGCCAGGCTTATTTGTCGTGATCGTTCCTAAGATGAATTTTCCACTATTTATTAACTTTGGCGGGATCTTTGGTTCATCGTCAGTTGATTTTGCAGCTTTTTCAAAAACTTTAAGTGCAACGTTTGGATCATACAAGACGTACGTTGACGTTGTATCATTACGCTTACGTAATAATGCAAGACCTTGAGACTTTACTTGTGAAGGCGAAATTGCTGCTTCAGACAGCATATTCACTAATATCCTAAGGTTACAAACGCTTATCTTCATATCAACCTGGTTCCCAAATTCCTATGCTTGCATCTAGGAAAAATATTTTTCCCGTTCGTCTATCTGTCGCAAGAATAGATTCACCATATTCACCATGATCGTATGATTCAAAATCAAACAATCTATCGATTGCGCTTAAGTCTCCTGCCTCATCATCATAACCTGCTGATCCAACAAGTTCATCAACTATTCCATCACCAAATCGTTCATCGATATCAGCTGCACTAATGCGTTCACCATCTTCTGATCCATCATCTTTAGGATACTCTTTCACCCAATCTTCATCGTATGATGAGCCTGTGTCCATTGATGGGAACTCACGATCTTCACTTGCTTCTTTGATCACAGACTTAATAACAGAACGGAGTTCTTGCTGTGATATCTTCTTCATGTACTTAAGTATTAGATACGTTTGAAAACAAAAGAACCACAACCCCATATTTTTGAGACGCTGGCTTCAAGTGCTATTTGTTTTTCACTCTTGGAGTCATGAGCACGGTATTTGAATCTATCGTAACGCAGCACGTTGTCAGTATACCAATAATCAATATCTTGGTAATGTAAACTATTTACAGTCATCACAGCCTTGCAAAACGACGAAGGGCTCCGTTTCCGGAGCCCCTCAAATCTTTCTAACTAGTTGAAACTAATCAGATTATGTTCATGTCGAGGACGGTGACGGTTCCGTAAAAATCAGATCGAACCATCTTTTTACCATATCTCGTCATTACACCCTTACGTGGCGTGAAATCTTCAGGTGCAAAGATCGTTGGTGTCACAATGAGTGGCACATACGGTGAGTACACATACCCGGTCTCAAGGTAGCTACCACCCTTGTAACCAATTAATACTCGGTTACGAGAGAAGTATGGATCCTTGTAAACCGTGAAACGGTTAGAAACTGTACCGATTGCTTCCGCACCAATTGTGAACGGAGAACCAACCTGACCCTCGCCGTCAATTGAGTACTTCGGCTTGTATAGCACGGAGCTCTCAAGAATCGTGCAGACGTCTGGTCCGGTAACAATGAAGTTAGCCGAGCCGCGGAGCGTCTTACGGTGAATCTGGTTTGCACAGTCGATCATCGTTTCAACCAAGGTCTCGTACCATTCACGAACAGTTCCCGTGAATTGCGGTCCGATGCTAAGGCTTGAAGCAAGTTGCTGAGGAACACCCGTCAACTTGTTCACGAACTTACCTGGAGAACGGCTCCAGTAAAGGTTCGAGCCGTTTGCCTCGGTAACGAGGTCATTCAAGATCTCACGGTCAATTTCAAGAGCAATCTGTTCAGACAGAATACTCGTGAGTTCAACCTCGGCGTCCATTGAGTGGTACGCATTAAGATCCTGTGCCAACTCAGGTGACCAACGAGCACGGAGCTTGCGGGTTGTTGCTACGATAGCAAGAGACTCAATCTTGATGTCAATCTCTGGAATAGCTGGAGAAGCTGAAGAACCAAAGTCAGATTCGAATGAAGGAATCGTTAATACTGATCCAATTCCACCTGCTGTACCGTCAGTTGACTGTAGAACATCACCAATGGCCATGCTAAGCTTCTGCGTTGCAGAGTTCATCGATGATGCTACTCCACCATTTGTAAGCCTGATAACCAATTGAATGTGTGAACCATTGAGAGGTGAAGGAGTAAACACTGAACCGTTCCAATCTCCACGCTTGTTCAAACGACGAAGATTAAACAATCCCTTTCCTGATTGATATGCTTCACCCCATGAAGTTGCTCCACCATTTGACTGAAATCCAAAGAGAGCAATCTGCTCAACAGAGAGGAAGTCACCCTTTGGAATAACTGACACGATGCCAGAAACTGCAAAGTGAACGAACGTTACGTCAAGTAAGTTCAATCCAAGATCAACTTCAACCTGTGGATCGAATTGCAACATTCTTGCATTCGTACCTGAGAAATCAGTTGCTACTGTTAATGCAGAACCAGTTACGAATGCTTCGGCAGTACCCGTCCATGCACCAATGTCAGCGTTTGATCCTGAGAGACCGAGCGTTCCAGAATGGACCTTGGTATAACCAACGTTAACTAGATCGTACATACCACCAGATGCGAGAGATCCTGATTGGATACCACGACCCGTTGGGTTGTTATAGATTGACTGACCACGCTGATACGTTTCAAACGTTGAAGTGTTGCTTAAGCCTGCGCCTGCTTCACCACCCACGTTGGATCCATACGTGTAATCAAGATAAAAGATTAGGCCTGAAGGTAAGGACATTGGTTGAATCGAGACAAGCTCGTTCGCAACAAGTCCACCGAATACCCTACGAACAATCGGGAATGCAATGTTCGAGAAACCTTGAACCTGGCCAGATGATCCCATTGCACCACCACCGGTTGATAGAGAGTTTGATTCTCTAAGGACCTGAGCTGCCTGGTTTTCCAAGAGCTGGGCCATCATTTCACGCTTGTTACCATCAAGTTGACGGAGCAAACCAGTGCGGCTCCACTTTTCGATTAGTCTTGCGCGTTCAGCTCCGACATGTCTTTCTTTGATGCCTGCTGAGAGTTGATCTATTGTAAAAAATTTCATATTTATTTCCTTTGGTCTTTTTGAATCAGAACCTAATCACTGCTTATTGATACCTGCGAGTCTTGCCCAGCGATCCGCTTCGTAACCCTCATTGATTGCTTGCGTAGAGGCTGGACGAGTTGTCCTTGATGAAGATCCAAGAACCTTGCGATCCCTGTTCTCATTTACAGACTTTGACGTGCCGCCGAGAGCCTTATTAAGACTTTCGTAGACTAGCTTTGCTTCCCTTACGGTTGTTGCTGAATCAAGTTGCTCGATCACTTGTGCCTTAGCACGAGAGGTGAGTGACTCATTCTGCAAAAGCTTGTTGGTAAACATTAGCTTCGCGTTGATCAGATTCGTTTCTGCCAACTTATTGCGGAGTGCATTTTCGGTCGCCGCTGACCTTGAAGATCCACCATTCTGGTTAGATCGATTTGACTTCTTGGCTGATTCAGCCACTAGTCTATTAAGTTTGTTTGCACGAGCAAGCGATTCATTGAAACGCTTTGAAACCTGTGCATATTCTTTCTTAAGAGCTTCAATTTTTAGTTTGCTATTTGATTTTGATGCCTCTAATTTGATTGACTTGGCACGTGACTTGGCACGTTCCTGAAGTTTCTTCTCAAAAGACAATCTGCGTGATACTGATTCAGCATAAGGCATGTTCTGCTTTGAGGTCTCATGACCATTAGAAACATCGGTTCCGAAGTCTTGACCCGAGCGTCGATTACCAACTTCGTCCATATCAGCTTCGTCCATCTCTTCAGCATCAGACTCATCCATCTGATCAGCTTCATCCATATCTTCATCGTCAGCCTCACCTAGTGGGCGAGCCGCTTTAGCTGGTGACAAATGCGGCATGTCTACGTCGAATGGGCTACCTTCATCGCTACCACCACCAAAATCATCTAGTTCTTTGCCACTAGGTGCATGACCTGCAGTAGAAGGTACAGCTTCTTCACGAAGCTTCTTAATCCGGAAAATCTCCCGGCGTAGCATGTTTTCATCGATTTCGACGATTGTGTCGTCGCTTAGCCTGAGATTCTCACCCATATCTTCTTCTCCTTGTTCTGAACCGCCCATATCTAAATCGCCTAAGTCCATATCACTACCAAACTCATCGTCAGTATCTTCATCTGATTCTTCAGAATCAACATCATCTGAGCTGTCAACGTCAAGATCATCTTCTTCACCGGTGATGAGATCAACACCAACTGAATCTAGATCAACGTCGTCAGGAAGTCCTGTCAACTTTAGAGTAACATCTGCTTCGTTCATTGTTTTTTTATTGTGCTTTTTGGACATTGTTAACCCCTGGAGTTTATTAAGTTCCTTGAAGTAGGATTCTAGTTTGGTTTCGTATAAGTTTTTCTTAGCAGAATCAACAATTGACCCTTGCAAGTAGTCATACATATCTTCAACACGTGAAATCATCTGAGCGATTTTCACTTGATAGCCATTTGATTCTTGAATCAAGGCACCAGCGCCTTTGAATTTATTGATCATTTCACCTAAACGATAAACTCTTAATTCAAATTCTTTTGCTGCACCATTTTTTGTTGCATTCAAAACAGGTGATAATGCTGCGAGAGATTCAAGATTAATCTCATATTCGTCATTATTAAAAGCACCCATCATAGGAGCATCAATTGAAACGCCTGCAGGATCAGCACACATTGCATCAATATCAAGTGTTACCTTACCTTCAGCATCAGGAGGTGCAATCGCAGAATCACCAATTTCTTCAGATCGTGTAGCCGGTGAAACAAGATCAGTTATCAAGTCATCATTATCGGGCGCGACTGAACCAGGTTCTGCAAATTCGTCATCATCTACGTTGTGTTCACGAAGTAATTCATTTTCAATTAAGTCACGAATTCTTGGTACAACCACATCTAAAACTGCACGTTGTGCATTTGCTTCTGCCACTTCCTTAATCTTTTTGACGTCGGCTAGTGCTTCTTCGTAAAGTTGCTTACTCATGCTAATTCCTAACAATCTTCAGGTTTAATTATCACCATGATCACACATTACCGCCAGAATCGCCACTTGGAGCTTTTACACCTAAAATATTCGCAGCAATAATCTTTGCAACTGTTGCGATTGGTGATTTAGTTCCTGTATTCGGAGCGCCTGGAACATAGTTTGGTTTCAAATCAGCTATTTGAATTTGTGGATCTTTATCTTTATCGGTTCCTTCAGTTTTTCCTGGACCTGGTGAAGAAATGTCAGGTGCATATGGATTTGCAGCATCTCCAGCAGAATCCCACTTGACAGTTGAAATATCAGGAGCTCCTTGAAACTGCATGTCAACGCCAGTGGGAAAAAATCCCATATCACCAATTTGATGAGCTGGTTGCATTGCAGCTTTTGAAATTGCAATAATATCTTTTCTCATTCCATCTTCATCAGCGGGATCATGTAAGACTTGAGGAGGTGCAGTATCTAAACCTTCACCTGACTTTACATGCGATCCAAATAACTTCTTCAAAAAGTTTGCTTTTGGAAGCTGATCAGCTTTGCTCAATCCTGAGTAAGATGTATATTTTCCTTCGCCTGGCATTTTCGTTACCTTTCACCAATCACAAAAATCAAACAACGTTAACAATTTTCTTAAGATAACGCTGCTTTGTTTCTCTGATCGTCTTAAGACGCTTAATCAAACGACCTTCTTCAACTTTAAGTGCCTTGACATAATCGATGTGCTTCTCTAATGCATCAGCATACTCATCAGCATTTGTTTCTTCAGTATCATCTGCTCGATCTTCAACATCTTCCATGTCGCCGAACTTAGCAACTTCTTCATCAATAATACGTTTGAGTAATTTTGGGGTGAGCTTAACTTGTGACATTTTTGCACCTTTCGTGTTTATGTGCTAAACCTAAATATGTTGCGGCGACAAACTTACGCTGATTTCTTCACTGGAGAATCGGCAAAAGCTAAACTTGCCCATCGACCGGCACTTTCTTCACCAAATACTTGTTCTGGGTTTCCACTAAATTGTTCTTGTTGCGTCATGGCATGAACAGGAGCTCCGCCATCACCACTAACCATCATAGTAGTTGCCGCTGTATCAGCAAAAATTGATTCCATTAACTTATTTCCACCAGCTTCACGCCTAATGGCTTCTTTTAATTGGTTTGGTGGTTGTTTTACTGGTGTGTCTAACGCGGGATCAAATCCTTGACGTGATCCCATTCTTGTTCTTTGTTCTGAAAATCCAGATATTTTTTGTGTTTGTGGTGCCAAAAATTTATTTGCACCAATTCCTTCTGATAGGATTTCAATCAAACACTGTTTAACAATTGTTTTTAATTCATCACGAGAAGTTTTCATATCACACCTATTGTTATACCTGTTTTATCTGCACTAAATTTTTGAGGGTCAAATCTCGGGCCAAGTGACCAATTCTATCTATCATTAACATTACCCGATGCCAAGCCATCCTGCATCACCATTTGGTAATGTTCCAGACAATACAGGCATGTCTCTTGAATTTATATTTGTTAATCCGGCACATATCGAAAATGGAGCATTGGTTGAATCGCCAGCAACGTAAACTTCTTTAACACGAAGTTCTAACGTAATTTGTTGACCACCATCAAGAAGATAATAAAAACCATTTGACATTCCATTTCGAGTGAAACCGATCCTTAATTTTTTTGTAACAGCATCTCCATTTGCAAAAGTAACAAAACGAGTAACTTTTGGAAAATCTAAACGCATTGGATTAACACCTGAAATGTTTGGAGCAACGCTAGCCGTAACCCATGGCAGCGCCGAAGATTGAAATTCTGCAGCATAACCTATGCCACCTTTTGGATTGTCAAGCGTCATCTTTATATTTCCTTTGTATTAATTACCACAACTCAATCACGATAAGACAAGACGTCATTTAGGATCCTGTCAATTCGATCTGTTTTATTAAAAAATCCTCGTAGTTCCTCTGGATTTATAGCTTTTCCTTCTGGTATCATGAAGGCTCCACTTGTAGACGGTTCACTTACAAAGTCCCAACAGATTAACTGAAAATCATCTTGTACAACATGATAATCACCTTGTTTACGTGTTGAACCAACACCTCTTGAAGAGATACCAAGTTTAACGCCAGACTCAACTAAACCTTTAAGAATTGCTCCAGAGGGTGTCTTGTCTAAAACTTCAACTGTACCATACACTACGCCATTTTCAAGATATGCTTCACGTACAACATGAGAAACGTTCTTTAGATTAACAACTGAACTTTCTGGATGATCAAGTTCTCCCATTGCTCTATTTTCAATGATAAACTTTTGATAATTTCTCACTTCACGCTCAAGGACTGTCATGGGATAAATTCTACCATTTTGGTTAAGAGCATCAGCTTTTTGTAAAATTCCCTTCATTAGAATTTTACCTTCGTTTTTTTCTATCGATTCCTTGATCGTATCTGAAGTGTATTCAAATACCTCGTACGAGTTCAATAACTTAAGATCGTTCATTTATCCCTCTTCCTGTCCAAGCTCAGAAGCTAACTTTGTATACAACATGAATCTTGTCACTGTATCATCATCAACATTTTCAAATTTTTCATTCAAAAGTTTATTACGAGCTTCAACAAGTTTTTTGTTAATGTATTCATTTTCTTTATTCGATTGACCAAATTCATCAATTGATATTAAAAGTTTCTGTTTTACTTCAAACAATTTTAACTTTATAGAACTTTCGTCATTGTTTGCAGCTGAAAATGCATATGCTCTAATCAACGACTTTTGCTCATCATTAAGTACACCAGAGTACTTCTCATTGAGTTTTTTCATCATGACTTTCATCAATAAACGACTTGTTCCTGGTGACTCTTCAGTTAAAATCGGAGAACCAGGTATTTCTTTTTCAGTCATTAACCACGTCATGACACTATCTTCATACTGAGCAACTCGAGCAATATCACGATCATTTGATCTCCAATCGTTAATCAATGATTGAATTGTTGCTAGTGTGCGATATCGATTCACTTGTTGATCATAAAAATTCTCATCATTGATAAGATGATTAACATCTTTAATCAAAAATGATTTTTGTCTATCAAGTTTTTCAACATCATGTGATCTAGCAGCAGCTCTGGCTTCGCTTAAAATGTTTGCAGCAACTGATTCTGAACTAACGGTCGTCTTAATCAATGAATTGATCAATCGAAACTCTTTATAAAGTTCAGTTCCTTGTTTAAAATGTTTTCTTAGAATTTTTAAAGCTTGTGCTGATTTTTTCTTGTCACCATCAACCAGTGAACGAGAAATTACACTAACAAGAAATTCGTATAACAATCCAACATTTCTTTTTTTATTATGTGACTTTGACATGTAATTTCTATCCTAACGAACCATTATTTGGTATCGTCTCTTTCAATCTTCCTCAACACTATTATCGCTTCCCTCAATGATAAGTACTTCATCTTCATCAGGAAGATCTTCATTGTTAACGTTTAATTCAATAGAGTCATCACTTTCTGTTAAAACACCAGATGAAAAACCTTGAGAGGTTGTTTTCATATCATTCTTAAATGATGCCTGCATGTGTTTAAGCGAAGACCAAACATCAGGTGATAATCCTGAAAATGGAGACTTAACACGAGACGTAGATTCACCAAATGGATTTGAAACAACTGACTTAATAAAATCAGAATCAGTTGGATCTTTCATTGAACGACTATCAACACCAGTCATCTTAACAAAATCAGGCATATGTGTTTTTGAAGCTCCGTGTGTTCTATGACGAGAGTTATTATATAAAGCTCGTTTTAATTGAGGTTGAACTTTCACGGGTTTTTCAGAATCATTCATTGACGACATTTTAAGACTAAATTCTTCATCATCTTCATTATCATCAATAGATGTCAATAATTCTTTATTGTATTTTTCTTCTTCAGGTTCTTCACCTGCATTTTCTTCAGGAGGTATTTCACCACCTGGTTCCTCATTTCCAGCGGCTTCCTCTTCCCCTCCGCCGCCTCCAAATAAATCATCTCCACCTCCACCAATATCATCTCCACCTTCGTCGCCGGTTGTACCAGCAGCCGCTGCTTCAATCTTAGCGTTCTGAACCTTTTCCTTCATTCTTTGTGCGTTGATCTTTTCAATCTCTTCTATGCTAAGACCCCAGATCTCTTGTTGAACAAATTCAGCACTTCCCATTCCTTCTGGCAAAGAGCCTCCAATTTCAAACTTTGCACGCCATAATTCAAGTTTTTGTTGTTGTGCAACAGTAGAAGGATTAGAAAGTCTTAATGTAAAATTTTGAAGATCTTCATTGTCAAATCCGTGAGCATACAAATGAATAATTGCAAGCTTGTTTAATTCAGCAATAATTGTTTTTTGAATGACAGCAATTGTTCGTGAAAATCGAATATCTTCCTGCGCAAGAGTCGCCTTTGAAGATAACATTTCATCGTATCCAAGATATGCTCTTGGAATCTTTAATGCAGCAAACAACTTCTTTTGAATATACGCAACGTCCTCGACGGCTGCTGTGTTATTTCCACCTGCGAGAGTTTCAATACGCGTGCCGGAATCATTTCCTCTGACAGGAATAAAGTAGTCTTCGTCAACGCTAAGTGGGTTATAACGCAAGTCAACTCTTCCAGTGGTACTATCTACAACCTGGTTTGTTCTGAGATTTTTTCTTTGTTCTTCTATGTACATAGGTACATTTTCTGGTGGTACGTTTGCAACATCAACATAAAAAACTCTACGTTCAGGTGCTCTTACAACACGATAAACTAACATCGCGTCTTCGATCAAAATCAATTGTCTCCAGATTCGTCTAGCAGGTTCAATGATGGAAGAACCATATGGCAAGAACATGTCATTGCCAAGAAGTCTAAAATGTGTTACTTCCCAATTTTCAAGTGTACGATTTCCTAGTGTTACCCACCGATAACGAACAGCAAAAGGATCATCACGATCATAATTTTCTTCACGCTCTATTTCATTAACAGGTATTGGAAATGAATTCACAACACCATATGTTGGTGAAACGTCATTATAAAGAAAGAAATCACCGTACTTACACAGATTTCTTGCCCAGGATCTAAGATTAAATTCTACGTTCAATACGTTACAAAAAAGATCTTCTAAGTTTTCTTTGATCTTTTCATTTTCAGAATAAACATGAAGAATTCGCCCTTTTTCATCTTGCGCACATGTTTCATCTGCATATATGTCTAACGCTGCCGCAAGCTCAGGTGTGTTGTGTGAGATAACACTGTCAGTTGCAAAGTTCTTATAACCATCAACGGTGAGATCGTAGAGGGGCAACACTCCAACGTACTCGACTGAAACGACCTTGCAATTAGCGTAAGATGTCTGGAACTCTGTATAGCGCTCATGGCCTTGCTGCGCGAGCCGAGAGATGATTGTATTCTTGTTGACGCCCAGCGTATCTGCGAGTCGAGGTAGCGTAAGACCAGGGGTGTAAGCATCGCAAATCTGTTTGAACGTTAGGTCGTTGCCATTGCTTCCCTTAGGGCGCCCGCCTGAACGAAATGTCGCCGGCTCCCAACCTAATTCAGTTCGTAACTGAATCCAACTTTTCACTAATTTTCTATCTAGGAATTTGTTGAAAACATTTACAGTACAACCCAATTTAATGCACAATGATTGCTTTGTATCTGGCTCTTCGATCAAGGCTAAGATTTTTTCTATTGATAAATCACTAGTACGAAGAGATCTCTTATTTTCTAATAGTTCAGCACCTTGACGATACGCTTGTACAAAGCTATCATAGTTTGCAAATCCATGATCTGCGAGCCTAGAATAGATAACGTTACGATCAACATCAAGTGTTCGACATATTGAAATCAAATCAAAATCAAAACACTCACTAATCTCTAAAATACGACCAAATGTCACGTCGCGTCGAGCGGTCGGGGCATTATCTCGCATCCACGTTGCATGGTTCTTCTTGAACTGCTCGATCCATTCATGATTCTCAGGTGCCCACTTCATGCCATTATTGATCGCGGCATGGTACGAATTGTGGTCAGAATTCGTCATGATCCGCAGATTTTCTGGCCTGTTATCTATTTTATCGAAATTGATGTGATGGACACACTCGTCTTCAGCAAGCTTGCGTCCCGCAATCCATTCAGCGATCAATTGGTGTTCCTTGGTCCAACCTTTGAACCTATCATCCATCGTGTAGACCCACGAGTAACCCTTTGTGCCTTCTTCAGCATTCGCAAACAGGTCTTTGCGGTAAAAAGGCATCATTGCATCTCCAGGCTTCAGATCACCAATTTCTCGATAAGTTCCATCTCGCAACATTAATCGATGATTTGACGTACCGATTAATTCTTTACCATTATCAAACGTTACTTTCCACGCATGATCAGTTCTAGTTAAACGAGCTTGTTTTCCAATCGTAGGAACGATTTGTTTCTTTTCATGATCAAAAGAGTACACTATGAAGGTGTAATTTTGATCTTCTAGGCACCTACTAGCAAGCTCTCCAATCTCTACAAATCCATCAACAGTTGGTATAAGTGTTTGAAATGATACACAATATTCCATTTCTTGAAAATCTTGATACCTCATCATTCGCTCTGAGAGATTGTATGCATTTGATGTTATCGTCGCATACGTCGGCGACAAGGATTTTTGAAATAGAAGTGTTCCTGACGACTTTGCTTTATCAGCAATCGCAAGTGTAGTATCTAACCCTCGTATTTTTCTTTTAACAACGGGACCAGAGCGAAATAATGCGCTTAAACGTCTAAAAAGGCTTTTTGGTTCTTGTTTTGCCATTTTGTGCCCCTCTATTCAAGTTGAGGCTATCACGATAATATGTTATCTGTGCAGTTCGTATAGCACAAATAAGATAAAATGTTCATCACTGGTGCTTGATAGCCTTAAGTGATACCTTTTTTGGTTCTGCTTTTTGCTTAGCAACGTATGAACCCGGAGAGCTCACCATATCTTCTAATGTTTTTTCAAGTTGATTTATATGAGGTGTTACAGCATTAATTGCTGAATGAGGTGCTGTTTCTTTAAACGCTTCTACTGCAGCGAGTAATTTGCTAGCACCATTAACGACATCTCTAATACCAGCATGATCAACTGCTTCGCTAAGATCATAAATCTCTTCTTTGATTATTTTACGTAAATCATTAATATTGATCGTCATGAATATCCTCTATACATGTTAAGTATACAATCATTTGTATAACCACGTAAAGTCACTAAGATCTGCATTTCTTACTTGTGATGCATGACGTGGTCTATGAGCGGTATGTGGGTTGAATCCTTTGATTTGTGGATTAACAAGTGGTTTAATTACGTTAATGTCATTTGGCATCTGTGAAGAATCACGACGAGAAACTGTAGTAGCTTTTAAAATTGCATATGACATTGCAACAGCTTGATCATTCAATCCAGCATTGCCTTCTACAAGCCAACATCCAATTGCTAAGCTCATAATCAAGTCATCATAACTATCTTTTGATGCTTGTGGTTTATTTCCTTGCCATATGAATGCTTGTAATTGATCATACAATCTTTGAGAATAACTTTTAAGTTGTTTATTTCTTATGAGTTCTTCTAATTTTGTTAATATTTGAACTCGCGTTTTTTGATTTGTTGGAAATCCAGGATTTTCTGTTTGATCAATTGGAATGTATGCGAATGGATCACCTTTATGACCATGATAATACAATTGTTTATATCCAATGGTGTCACGTAATTTTGTACAAACAAAATATCCAAATGTGTTATTTTCCGGAATGATTAGTGAATTGTTATACTTTTTCCCCCAGTCGGCCAACATATCGGCCAATTTTTCTGGTGGAACTTTACCCATATATTCCGCGGCGACTTCACTATCTTTCGTGTCAATGATATGAAATGTAGAAAAATCTCTTGCATCGCCACGGGCAACGTCAGCTGAAATAACATATGAACGTCCAGGAATTGGATGTGACCAAATCCAAACATTGTTATCGTGACCTGATTTCTCAATTGGACTAACAATCTGAACTCTTAGATTTTCAAGATCTTCTGGTTGTAGGAAGGTATCACCAGACGTTAAAAAGTCACACAAATATTCTTGTGCAATTTCACGTTTTGAAAAGCCTTTTGTTTCATTCACAAACCATGCCTGATCATGTTCAGGATGAACTGTCCAAGGTAATCTTATTGCATTAAATTCATTAACACCAGCTTCAGCCTCTGTCCATAAGCGATAATATTGTCCACCAATTCCTTTTGGAGATGACAATATTATCGCACGACCACCTGTACTTACGGTGGGATATAAACCAGTCCAAATTTCATCAAAATCTCTAATATGTGCAGCTTCGTCAATAATCAACAAAGATAATGCTTCTGAACGACCAGCATCATCAGAAGTTGGAACTGCTTTAATTTGTGAACCGTTACTGAATCCAATCTGTTGTTTAGATGGCTCAAATCTTGGTAATAACAACCATTTTGGTAAGCTTTGCAAAATCACAGCCACTTTTTTAATAAAATTTTGTGCTGTTGCTAATTTAGTAGCGATAACAAGAATATTTTTGTCCTTTTGAAAGATTGCTACCCATGTTGCATATGCAGCACTAATTGTTGATATCCCAAGTTGTCTAGATTTTAAAATGATATTAAATCGATGATCAACAAATGATTGTACGCAATCATCTTGAAAATCATACGTTTCAAATAAAATTGTTCCACGCGTGGGGTGTTGAATCTTTGCGTAATTTTTTATGAAATAAGCAGGATCTTTACCGCACTTAATGATCTCTTTTACTTGTTCTTCTCGAGAAAATGTATTACTCGAAGCCATGAATTATCCTAATTCAAATATGGCTTTACGACGATAATAAGCTGTTCTTTTAGCGTTATGAATGTTTAGATTAATGATTTCTAATGAATCAACATGACCTTCTTTTGAAGATTTTGCACTTAACGTTGAACCTGTTAACTCTTTATATGTTGATTTTACACGCTTGATTACTTCATTAACAATTGACTCTGACTCAGAGGCATATGCACGTTTCATCTCAATCATTTGACGTTCTGTTCCAAAATTAACAACTGCTGCGTAAGATACCAGCAATCTATCAGGACCCATTAACGACATCTTTACAGAATATGACGCTGTTTTTGGCGTGCTTGATCGGCCCCATGTTGTGTCAATAGCCTGGCCCAAAGCTGCATAATTAATTTTTGTCATTTAGTCTCGCTTTTTCTAAATAGGATCTATTGTCATCGATAATATTAAGCTTAATCAAATCTTTTCTCATCCACAATTGAGAGTTTGGGTAATTTGCATGAAACCATTCCCATTTTGCATACCCTCCGTCGTTATTTTGTCGACGTGACCACGTACCCTTTATCTCAATAAATGTATTTGCAAATGGTCCGCTTTTTATAAAACAATCAACATTGTAAATAACGGATCGTTTTAATTTTGGAGTCAACATTGGTAATTGTATCGGAATTTGCCAACCAAAATCATATTTGTTCATACACAACCAAACCAAAACAGCGTATTCAAATCCCGATGCAGGATAGCAAATTTCGTTAGTTTTCCAATGTTTAACAGATTTAAAAGAACGCATTGTCATAATTGCTTTTTTTAATTTGCCAGCGGGATGACCACGCCCCGACATAACACTGCTAGGTGATGTCCACCATTCACCATATTGTTTATCGATAAATTTTGCTTTTTTACGTGTACCACAATAGGTGTCTAAACACATTATGATATTGTCACCATGAACTTTTCGTATACGATCAATGATCGTATCAATAAAAAGCTTTCTAGAAGACACCGTGTTTGCTCTAGCACGCTTAGGATGTCGACCCGTTCCTCCCATTACATGAAGCGGTTTAACCCACCACTCACCATAATCTTTATCAATAAATCGAGCAGGTGTTTCACGATTTACATATGTAGATTCATCAAATGTTGCAACGCCATCCCACAAAAATTTCATATGTTGTGTAATTTTATTTGGCGTTAAACGTATAGAGTCAAACGTTTTTTGTCTTCCTCTTTTTGTGTGTCCATGACCACTTAAAACAATGTTAACTTTCGTTACCCATTCGCCATAATCACAATCAATAAACGTTGCTTTTTTACTTACACTAATATA